TCCATCCGGTGCTAGAATTGAATTTGGTTACGCAGAAAATTTAACTGACGTTCTTCGTTACCAAGGTCAATCATATACATGGATAGGTATTGATGAATTACCACAATATCCTACTCCAGAAATATATAATTTTTTACGTTCATCACTTCGTAGTGTTGACACAGATATACCTGTTTTTATGCGAGCAACAGGTAACCCGGGAAACGTACGTTCACAATGGGTTAAAGAAATGTTTGTTGACCCTGCCGAACCTAATACGGCGTTTGATGTAAAGATAGATACAATTGCAGGACAAAAGTCTATAACAAGACGTTTTATTCCGGCTAAGTTACAAGATAATCCTTATCTTATGCAAACAGATGATTATCTTATTATGCTCTCTTCTTTACCAGAAGTACAAAGAAAACAATTTTTAGAAGGAGATTGGAGTGCATTTGAAAATTCAGCTTTTCCGGAGTTTAGCATTACTACTCACGTTGTTCAGCCTTTTGATATTCCCAACAACTGGCTCAAGTTCAGAACATGTGACTGGGGCTATTCATCTGCGGCTTGCGTTCTTTGGATTGCAGTTGACTTCGATAACAATTTCTGGGTATACCGAGAGCATTATACCCAACGAGTTACGGCAGATACCTTTGCCCGACAAGTCTTGGAAAAAGAGCGTGACGAATATATTCGATACGGAATCTTGGACTCTTCTACTTGGGCAAAACGAGGGGATGCCGGCCCTAGTATTGCAGAGACAATGATTAGAGAAGGCTGTCGATGGAGACCTTCAGATAGGTCGCCCCGAAGTCGAGTAGCAGGAAAGTTAGAATTACATAAACAACTTTCTATTAATGAACACACGGGACAACCCAGTTTAAAAGTATTTTCTAATTGTAAAAATTTAATTAGAACATTACCAATGCTGCCTGTAGATAAAAGCAATCCCGAGGATGTTGATACACATGCAGAAGACCATGCTTATGATGCCTTGCGTTATGGTGTAATGAGTAGAGCAGTACATCCAAAAAGTTATGACGCAAATAGGTACACAGATAAAGAAAAATTTAAACCTGCTGATAGAGTATTCGGATATTAAATGAAAATACCTAATAGTATAAAGATTGGATATAGAGATTATAAACTAGAGCAGTGGAAACAAACTGTTGCTACAGCAAACGAAGCTCAAGGTCAATTTTTTTCTAAAGAAGGTATCATAGGATATACGGAAGAAGAACAAGGAGTTTCTCACGCTAATACATTAATGCATGAGATATTACACGCAATAGTATATCAATGGAATATTGATATTGGCGATAAAGAAGAAACAATAGTCAATGGATTAGCCAATGGCTTAACAACTGTTTTTGTAGATAATCCTAAATTAGTGGATTACTTAAAGGCAAAAATCAAGGAGGGCAAATAATGCCACAACCAGTATTAACAAAATATAAACAAGGTGACCTTGGTGCGGACTATCCAAAGCAAAAGCCAAGTGGAGTAAAAACATTAAATTTATCTTCACATAACGGGGGAGAAGCTGACCCGGATGTAAGTACTAAAGATTATCCAAAACAAAATAAACAATATATTGAGCCAAGCTTTTTTGCAATGGCTGATAAAAAAGATTACTAGGAGAAACGACAATGGAAATGCAAATTAAAATGAAAAAATATTCGCATGGAGAACTTTCTGATGTTGCTGATGGTGCTCCTGCAAAAGAAAAACCAAGTGCTAATATTTTAAAAAAATATTCACATGGCGAATTATCAAGTGCACCAGAAACTTATGGAGCAAAAGAAAAACCAAGTAACGATATTTTGAAAAAATACTCACAAGGTGAATTTTCTAAAGTAGCAGACGGAAAATAATTAATGGCTAAAGAAACGCAAGCTGAAATTTTAGCATTGCAAGATAAAGATACAAAAGAAGAACAGGAATATGATGTTTCTGGTCTTTCTGCATTAGTTAAAAGTAAATTTATTGATGCAGAAAATGCAAGAAAATTTGATGAAGAAAGATGGCTAAGAGCTTATCGTAACTATAGAGGTGTTTATGGTAATGATATGGCTTTTACAGAATCTGAAAAATCAAAAGTATTTGTTAAAATAACTAAAACAAAAGTTTTAGCTGCTTATGGTCAGTTAATAGAAGTTTTATTTTCTAGTGGAAAATTTCCAGTAGGAGTAGAGCCAACACCTATTCCAGAAGGTATTGCAGAATATGCACATGTATCTAAGTTTAAAAAAGAACAAGATACCCAAGAACAGCCAGAGAGTCCATATGGATTTCCCGGTGATGGTAAAGATTTACCACCCGGTGCAACAATAGATACTATACTTGGTGGATTAAAAGAAAAATATCAAGGTGTTGATTTTGTTGAAGGCGAAGCGACAGACAGTAAAGCAGAACCTCAAATTAGCCCTGCAGAAATAGCAGCGGGTAATATGGAAAAAACTATTCATGACCAATTAGAAGAAGCTAGTGCTGTATCTGTTATTCGTCATGCATTGTTTGAAATGGCATTACTTGGAACTGGTGTTATTAAAGGCCCATTTACTTATGAACAAACAAGTCATAATTGGGTTAAAAATGAAGAAACAGGTTTAAATGAGTATCAACCTAAAATAAAAAATGTACCAAGAGTAGAGGCAGTATCTTGTTGGGATTTTTATCCAGACCCAGATGCAACAAGAGTTGAAGATGCAGAATATGTTATTCAACGACATGTATATACTAAAGCTCAAGTAAGAGATTTAATTAATAGACCGTTTTTTAGAAAAGAAGCTATTAAAGAATCTTTAATGATGGGCCCAAGCTATGAAGCTAGAGGTTATGAAGCATCTTTACAAGATAGAGAATCTACAGATGAGTTTGATAAAAACAGATATGAAATTTTAGAATTTTGGGGAACATTAGATAAAGATTTAGCTGTTGAAGCAGGTTTAGAACTTGATGAAGAATTAGATGAATTAGATGAAGTGCAAGTTAATGCATGGGTATGTAATGGTCAAGTAATACGATTAGTATTAAATCCATTTACTCCAACTAGACTTCCTTATTTAGTTATACCTTATGAAATAAATCCATATCAGTTTTTTGGTATAGGTATTCCAGAAAATATGGATGATGCACAAACAATTATGAATGGCCATGCAAGAATGGCTATTGATAACTTAGCATTAGCAGGTAATTTAGTATTTGACATTGATGAAACAATGTTAGTACCGGGTCAAGATATGAAAGTATTTCCGGGTAAAATATTTAGAAGGCAATCTGGTATGCCGGGTCAAGCAATACATGGTGTTAAGTTTCCTAATACATCAACAGAAAATTTAATGATGTTTGATAGGTTTAGACAACTTGCAGATGAATCAACAGGTATACCTTCATACTCACATGGTACTACTGGTGTTCAATCAACAACAAGAACAGCCGCAGTTATGTCTATGTTAATGGGAGCTGCAGCTCTTAGTATAAAAACAGTTATAAAAAATATTGATGACTTTTTATTACGACCATTGGGTGAAACATTATTTGCATGGAATATGCAATTTAATATTGACGCTCCAGAAATAAAAGGTGATTTACATATTAAAGCAAGAGGTACAACATCGTTGATGCAAAAAGAAGTAAGGTCACAAAGACTTATGACTTTCTTACAAGTCGCATCAAATCAAAACCTTGCTCCGTTTGTTAGATGGCATTCTATATTATCTGAAATTGCAAAGTCACTCGATATAGAACCAGAAAAATTAATTAATGACCCGGAGAAAGCGGCAATCTTTGCAAAAATAATGGGAATGGCAAATGGAAATCAACAAACTGAAGGCAATAATCAACAGTCCTCAATGGCCTCTAGTGGAGGAGCTCCTACAGGAGCGAATCCAGATGACATTACAGGCGTTGGCGGTGGAAACATCGGAACAGGAGGTGTTCCGCAAACAGGGGAGAGTGGCTTCGCTGCAGGAACTGATGAAACTTAGGACACAACTTAAAGAAAAATAATGGCAGAAAAATATTATAAAGGAAATAACATTGGATTAACTTTTGATGGTACAGGATGGAAATTAAATAATCTTCCACAAAATTTTATTAATCCAGAAGCTTTTTCAACAAAAGACCCTGTATTTCCTAAAATACCAACAACACCGGAACCACCATCAACAGAACCAGAACAAGACCCATGTCCACCCGGATATATTTATGATAACTCTTTAAAACAATGTGTACCAGACCCTAATTATCAAAATCCTTTTAGACAAGATAATCAAGGTGGAGGTAATGAACAACCT